ATCTGACGAGTTCCTGAAGACCGCAACTGGCTGGTTTCATGAGTTGGGCGTGCCGAAGCGCCAGGCGGAGGGCTTGGCCGGCAAGTGGAATGAGTACATCACCAGCCAGCAGGTCGCCCGCGAGGAACAACTGAATGCCAAGGCCGAGAAGGACATCCAAGCGCTGAAGACCGAATACGGCCAGGATTTCGACAAGAACGTCGAACTTGCCCGCCGGGTGCGGCGCGCGTCCGGCCTGACCGACCAGGAAGCCCAGCAGATCGAGGACACCATCGGCGTCGGCAGGGCGATGAAGATGTTCGCCGAACTCGGTAAGTCCATGGGCGAACATCGGTTCGTCGGAGGCGAAGGCTCCGGGCAGACTTTCGGCATGTCGCCAGAAGGCGCCCGCGCCCGCATCACCGACTTGAAGAAGGATGGCGCATGGATGTCGGCCTACCTGGCCGGCGATGCCGACAAAAAAGCCGAATGGACACGCCTGCATAATGTGGGCTATCCTGACGGCGTGTAACAGATCGACATGCCGGGGAGCGGCGAGAGCCGTCCGGTGACCGCCTAAAGTAGGCCGTCTGGCCGCAGCGAGATTGCGGCAAGAAGTGGTTCCGGGTAGCCGGGGAGGCCCTTCGAAAAGTGATTCATTAACTTTTTGGAGGACTCATTCATGAGCACCCAGATCACGACCGCCATGGTCGAGCAGTACAAATCCAACGTCCTGATGCTCGCACAGCAGAAGGGCAGCAAGCTGCGCGATACCGTCCGCAGCGAAATGGTCACTGGCAAGAATGCGTATTTCGAGCGTATCGGCGCAGTCGATATGGTTGATGCGACTTCCCGCCATGACGACACCCCGCAGATCGACACCCCGCACAGCCGTCGCCGTGTTTCGCTGGTGACTTCGCGCTTTGCCGATCTGATCGACAACGCCGACAAGGTTCGCACCCTGATCGATCCGACCTCCCCCTATGCCATGAACGCGGCATGGGCGGCCGGCCGCAAGATGGATGCGTCCCTGATCGCGGCCATTGCCGGCAACGCCTACGCGGGCGAAGCGGGCGGAACCACCGTTGCCCTGCCGTCCGCGCAGAAGGTTGCGGCTGCCTCCGCCGGCCTCACCGTGGCCAAGCTGCGCAGTGCCCGCGAAATCCTGCTCAGTGCCGACGTCGACCCCGAGAACCTGACCTGTGCAATCAACCCGGCCGGCCTGACCGACCTGTTGAGCGCGACGGAAATCACCTCGTCCGACTACAACACGGTCAAGGCGTTGGTTCAGGGCCAGGTGGATACCTTCCTCGGCTTCAAGTTCCGCGTGTCCACGCAAGTCACCGCGCTCAAGGCTTTCGTCTATGCCAAGAACTCGGTCGTGCTGGCCATCGGTTCGGAGCCGAACGTCCGCATCAGCGAGCGCGCCGACAAGAACTACTCGACCCAGGTTTTCGTCGAGATGGACATCGGTGCGACGCGGGTCGAGGACGAAGGCGTCGTCGAGATCAGCTACATCTAACCAGCCATAGAAAGGAGAAATTGATATGGCTACCGCAAACACCAAGAGCAAGACCGTCACCAACCTCGACGCCACGCCCAGGGTGATGAATCCCACGTATCTCATGGGCGGCATCCTCAAGGAGCAGGTCGGCACCGTGGAAATCGCCGCGGCTGATGACAACAACAGCGTCTATCGCGTCGGCCGGGTGCATTCGTCCTGGCGGATCAGCGAGATCATCCGCTACAACGACGCCATCACCTCCGGCGCCGACTTCGACGTGGGCCTCTACGACACCGCCGAGAACGGTGCGGCCGTCATCAACATCAACTGCTTTGCCGATGCCGTGTCGCTGGTCAGCGGCTCCGTCACCGGCACGCGCGATCTCTACGAAGCCGGCAGCGATGTCGGTGTCGAGGACATCGAGCAGCGGGTGTGGGAGATGGCCGGCCTGACGGAAGACCCCGGCAAGTTCGTCGATGTCTGTTACACCGGCGTCACCGTCGGCTCCGGCGCCGGCACGCTGTCGGTGAAAATCCAGTACGTGGAGTGATGTCGGAAGTCCACGAACTGTGGAACATCCTGGGCGGAAGGGGGGAAATCCCCTCCCGCTCGGGATGTTTTTCCGGCCCGCTGCTTGTCCTGGGCGGCGGTCGTACCGTGTGGGACGACTACGCCAAGGTCAGGCCGTGGAAGGGAGAAATCATGGCGGTCAATGACATCGGCGCGCATTTGCACGACCGCATCCGCCATTGGGTGACGCTGCACCCTGAATACTTTCCAGGCTGGCGGCACTACCGCGAAAAGCACAACTACGGCGATCGCGTTCCGCCGATGTGCCATTCCCAAAAGTCGCGCGAGGGGGTGGATGTGGCGTGGAACTTTGCCGCTGTCGGGGGAACGTCCGGACTGTTCGCCGTCAAGGTAGGGCTGCTGCTCGGCTACACCGAGATCGTCCTGGCAGGGGTTCCGATGACGGGCGACGGGCATTACTTCGACCCGCCGTGGTACAAAACCGAGTTTGCCGATCGCGCCAATGAAATGGAGTGGAAATCCGCCATTCGGAATTACTTCAATGGCCGGGTGACTTCCCTGTCCGGCAAGACCGCCGACTGGATCGGCAGCGCCAGGCTTGAACTGGTGAATTGTCAGCCATGATGATCGTCTGCGGAATTCTGGCGACATGGGTAATCCTGCTGGTTGTCATCTTCAGGACGGAGCCATGAATCCGACCGCGACGCATCTGCCTGTCTTCGAAAAGCTGTTCAAGGAGCATTTGATCGTCGATGTCCTGGAATTCGGGTGCGGGCTGTTCAGCACAAAGAAGTTCCACGACATGGGCTGCAACGTCACCAGCATCGAGATGCAGCACCAGGAATGGGCAGAGAACATCCACCGGGAACTGCCAGCCGTCGATGTCCGGCTTGCCTTGGGCGCGCAGGCGTGGCGTGAAGTCGACCTGAAACCGCGCTACGACCTGATCTTCGTCGATGGGCACGGGGATTCCCGGCCCGATTGCCTGATGTGGGCAAAGGCTCGTTCTGATTTGATCGTCGCCCATGACACCGAACACCCATATTACAAGTGGGAACGCGCCGACATGAGCGGCTTCGAAGTTCAGGTATTCAAGGATCTGAAGCCATGGACGACCGTCTGGACACGATCAGTCTGATCCTCCCGTATTGGGACCGCCAGGCCGCCGCCGATCGTGCTTTGTCTTTGCTGGCAGAGCATTACGTCGGCATCGACCTGGAGGTGATTGTCGTCGATGACGGCAACGCCGTCCCGTTCAAAGCCCCGGCGGATTACCCGCTTGATCTGCATGTGGTGCGGATGCCGAAGAAGGATCACCCGACGCCGCAGTCAGCCGCATGGAACGCCGGCGTGCGTGAATCTACAGGCGATGTCATAGCCCTGTCCTGCATCGAGATCCTGCATGTTGCGCCAGTGCTGGCCGATCTTGCCATGCAGCTTCAGGCCGTTGGGCGCAGCGGGTACGTCATGGCTTCGGCGTGGTGCCCGGAACGGCGTGAGTGGCATTGCAAGAGCGACGTAAGCACCTGGGACGGATTCCCGCCCGGCTTTGCCGGGGCCTTCCTCGGCTTGATGAATCGGGAACTGTTTGAACGTGTTGGCGGATTCGATGAGGCTTATCAGGCCGGTGCCGGGTATGAAGACCGGGACTTCGTTCGTCGTCTGCTGTCCGTTGGGGCGCGCTTCATGGTACGCGACGACCTTGTGGTGCATCATCCAAAGACCGGGGCCACGATCAAGTGGCCGGCAGAGGGCTTTGCCAGAAACAAGCGGATATTCGAGGGAAAATGGGTCAATTGAGCGTGGTCGTTGTCCAGACCGGAAACTATCTTGGCAGGGGGGCGGAATACGTCCGGAAGCTGCGCGCCAGCGTGCGGAAGCATTTGACCCTGCCGCACAAGTTCTATGTCGTCACCGATGACGCGGCCAGCCTCTATCGCGGAATGACGGTCAAGCCAGCCTGTCTTCCCGGCTGGTGGGAAAAGCTGCGCCTGTTCAAGCCGGGCATGTTCCCGGCTGGCCGCGTCCTATTCCTCGACCTGGACACCTTCATCATCGGCAACATCAACGACATAGCCAGCTATGATGGGCCTTTCGCCACGCTGCGGGACTTCTGGCGCGAGGACGGCTTGGGGCCTGCCGTCATGCTCTGGAATACCGAAGCAGAGCTTGGCATCTGGGAAGGATGGGAAGCTGCGGGAAAGCCGATGAAGCACGCCAACGGCGACCAGGGCTGGCTTGAACAGCATTACGGGCGCCGCAAGCCGGATATTCTGCAGGACAAGCATCCGGGACGCTTCGTATCCTACAAGACGCACTGCACCAACGGCGTGCCGGAAGGGGCAAGCGTGGTTTGTTTTCATGGAAAGCCTCGGCCGCATGAAGTAGCCGGCTGGGCCGGGGAGGTATGGAATGGCTAATACAGTCCAGATCGTCAATTCCGCATTGACCAAGCTTGGCGCCAAGCGCATCACGGCGCTGGCCGACAATCTCAAAGAGGCGCGGGAGATGAATGCCATCATCGACCTGCGCCGGGACGCATGCCTGCGCGCGCACAACTGGAGCTTTGCCATAGAGCGCACAAGTCTGTCGGCATTGTCGGTTGCGCCGGAGTGGGGGTATTCCGTGGCCTACCAGCTTCCGACCGACTGCCTGCGCGTGGTGCAAGTCAACGACACCTGGATCATTCCCGGTCTGTCGGACTTCATCGGAGGCCCTGACGAGGAGCCGTTCAAGATCGAGGGACGCAAGATCGTGACTGACTGGGCGTCTCCGCTCAAGATCCGCTATATCAAGCGCGTCACGGACGCATCGCAGTACGATGCACTGTTTTCCGAATACTTCGCCACCGACCTGGCCTATCAGGCTTGCGAAGCCCTGACGCAATCGAACACCAAAGCCGAGAAGTTGCGCGCCGACCTGAAGGACGCCGTGCTGGCCGCAATCCGGGCCAACGCCATCGAACTGCCGCCGCAGCCGATCCCGGATGATTCGTGGATGGCCTCGAGGTTCTGACATGCCGAAAGCCTCGCCCGCCATCCTGTCGTTTTCCTCCGGAGAACTTTCGCCTTTGTTCGATGGGCGCATCGACCTGGAAGAATATAACTCTGGCTGCCGGCAGATCGAGAACTTCATCCCTCTGATCGAAGGGCCGGCGGAGCGCAGGGGTGGGACGAGATTCGTCCGTGAAGTGAAGGACTCCACGGACCGCTGCGGCTTCATCCGCTTCGAGTTCAACACCGAACAGGCATACGAGATTGAAGTCGGCGACCAGTACATGCGGTTCTACACGAACCACGGCATCGTCATGAATGGCACAAACCCGCTAGAAGTGAGTACCCCATGGGTTGCCGCTGACCTGTTCGATGCCGACGGCTTCTTCAAGCTGCGCTATGTCCAGTCCGGCGACGTGTTGTACATCACCCACACGGACGGCGACTACCCGGTGCAGAAGCTCACCCGATCTGGTTCGCTGTCCTGGGCGCTTTCCGAATTCGAGCCGGAAGGCGGGCCGTTCAAGGACATTGAGCCCAACGAGACCATCACTGTCTATGCCAGCGCGAATACTGGATCCGTGACCCTGACGGCATCTTCGGCGATCTTCAACGCAAACCACATCGACAGCCTGTTCTTGCTTGAACAGCGGAAAGACGACACAACGAAGAAATGGGAGGCCGCGAAGGCCATCAACACGAATGATTTGCGCAGGTACGATACCCGCAATTACAAGGCGCTGAACACGGCAACGACAGGCGGGATCATTCCGACTCATACCCTCGGGGCTGTCTTTGACGGCAATACCGGCGTGCAGTGGGAGTTCCAGAACCCTGGGTATGGATGGGGCAAGATCACCGCCGTCGGTAGTGGCGGCACCACGGCCACCATGACAGTGCAAAGCCAGATCCCGAACGGCGCCGTGACCAGCGGGGAGCTTTCGACGCGGTGGGCCTTTTCAGCATGGTCCGACGAAGAAGGGTGGCCGACGCACGTCACTTTCTTCCGTGAAAGGCTGGTGTTCGCCAGGGCCACGACCCGCGAGATATGGATGTCGCAGTCCGGCGATTTCGAGAACTTCCGCGACAAGGACGACGGCGGGGAGGTGGTCGCCGATTCCGCTGTGTCCATCGAAGTGGCCAGCGACCAGGCAAACCGCATCGAATGGATGCTTGCGGTACGGCAGTTGATCGTCGGGACCGCCGGTGGCGAATTTACCGTCGGTGAGATCACGGGGTCGGAGGCGTTCGGCCCAGGAAACGCCAAAGCAGAGCCGGTTTCAAACTACGGCAGCAAGCCGGTGCATCCGGCCAGGGTCGGGGATTCCCTGCTGTTCGTGCAACGCTCGGGGCGGAAGATGCGGGACATACTCTACACCCTAGAGACGGAAGGGTATCGATCCACGAACCTCTCCGTGCTTTCCCGCCATCTGGTGCCTGGCGGAATGGCAATCACGCATCTTGCATTCCAGCAGGAGCCGAATAGCGTGATCTGGGCGCTGCGATCGGACGGGAAGCTTTTGGCCACCACACTGAACGCAAACCAGAAGCGATTCGGATGGCACCGGCACCCCATTGGCGGGAATGGCATAGTTGAAGCCATCGACGTGATTCCAAGCCCGAACGGGGATGCCGACGAGCTATGGATGATCGTCCGTAGAACCATCGACAACACGACGGTTCGCTACGTTGAATACATGGAACAACCGCTCGATTCCGAGCAGGACATAATCGAGGCATTCTATGTCGATTCCGGCCTAACATACGACGGCTCCGAAGCGCAGACCCTGACGCCAGGCGCCGGGGCGACCGTGGCGGGAACGGAAGGGGTAGCCTTTACGGCCGGGGGGTCGGTGTTTGTCTCCGGCGACCTCGGCAAGGAAATTCGCTACCGCTACCAGGACGCCGATGAGGTCTATCACACGGCGCGCGCCGAGATCACCGCCGTCAATTCAGGTACTGGCGTGGAGGCGACCATCATTGCCGCCTTCCCTTCCTTGACGGCCATTGTCGCAAGCGGCTGGGCCATCACCGTGACGACCATCAGCGGCCTGGACCATCTAGAGGGAGAAACCCTGGATGTTCTTGCCGATGGATCACCGCACCCGCAAGTCACCGTCGCATCCGGAACCATCACCCTGGAATCTCCTGCATGGTACGTGCATGCAGGGTTACCATGCATTGCCAAGATTGCCCCCATGCGGCTTGAGGCCGGGGCGGCGGATGGCACTGCGCAAGGCAAGACCAAGCGCATTCACGGCTGCAACCTGCGCCTGCTGAATACCGTTGGCGGGAAGGCGGGGGCGGACGAAGAAAGCTTGGACGAACTGCTGTTCCGAGATCCGGCAGACATGATGGACGAACCGCTGGAGCCGTTTTCCGGAGACATCGAAATGGCCTGGCCGGATGGCTACACCAAGGACGCTTTCATGCTGTATGTGAATGACCAGCCCCTGCCGGCAACGGTGGTGGCTTTCCTCCCCAGCGTGGTGACGCAGAACAAATGAACATCATCCCCTACAAGGCTGAACACCTGGAGGCCATGATGCTGCAGCCGGCCCAGGAGAACGTCCGCCGGTATTTCGGGAACCCGGAATACGGCAGGATGCTCGACTTTCCTGGTCATGCCTTCACGGCCATGGAAGGCGAGAAGGTCATAGCCATGGCCGGCGTGCTGCCGAGGTGGGAAGGAAGGGCGGAAGCCTGGGCGCTATTGTCCGGCGACCTCAAGCGGCATTTTGTGCGCATCCACCGCGCCATCCTGCGCTACCTTGAAACGTCTGACATTCGCCGCATCGAGACGGCGGTCGACGCCAACTTCAAGGCCGGCATAGTCTGGGCTGAAATGCTAGGATTCAAGAACGAAGGGCTGATGCCGGGATATACTCCAGAAGGCCGGGATTGCTACCGCTTCGCTCGCGTGAAGGAGAGATAAATGGAAGTTGGATTCATGCAAATTGCCAGCATGGCCTTCTCGGTCATCGGCGCCATCAGCGACGCGAACAGCAAGTCCGACGCCTACGAATCGCAAGCCGAGTGGAACCGCTACAACGCCGCCATCGAGCGCCAGAACGCCGACGCCGCATTGCAGCAGTCCGCGGCACAGCAGGCGCAGCAGCATCGCCGCGCCCGGCAGGTTCTCGGGGAACAGCGCGCCGCGGTTGCTCAGTCCGGGACCGGCTTCACCGGAAGCAACCTGGACATTCTCGATCAGTCTGCCACCCTTGCAGAGTTGGACATGCTCAACATTGCCTACGAAGGGCAGATGCGCGCCAGGGGCTACAACATCCAGGCGCAGGCCGAGGATTATCGGGCCGGCGTAAATCGCAAGAGCGCCCGGAACGCCAGCAGCGCGGGGTATCTGAACGCAGGCCGGTCGCTTCTGACCGGGCTCTCCTCCAACTACGGCAAGACCAGCACCTTCGGGGAACATCCCGGCGTTGGCTATGCGGGGGTATGGTGATGGCAGTCCGCATTCCCCGCTACCAGCAGCAAATCTCCGCCCCTGCCGCGGCGACGCAGGCAGTGCGCGGGATTCCGGCGGTGGAGAATCAGACGGGTGCGGCCTTGTACGGCATCGGCTCGGAAATGGGCCGCATCGCCCGATACCAGGATGCCGTCAGGGAGAAGCAGGAACTGGACGACGCCAAGCTTGAGGCGCACAAGGTCTTGTCGGATGCCCGTTTGTCCTGGACTGAACAGATGCTTGCCGCCAAGGAGAAGGCCGGGCCGGGGGCCGCCAACTTCACGCCAGAGGTACTGAAGCAGTTCGACGAATACAGCACCAAGGCGATCAGCGACAGGCCGAGCCAGATCACGCAGAAGCTGCTGCAAGAGGGCTTCCAGAACCTGCGCACCCAGCTCGGGCAGGACGCCTTGCATTTCGAGGCGCAGGCCAGGGTTGACCACAAGGTCAATTCCGTCGAAGCCGGCCTGAACAAGGCGGCACAGGCTGTCTTGACGGACCCGCGCCAGCGCGCCATCGCCCTGAATGAGCAGATGGCCTACATCAACTCCATCGACATCCCGCCGAAAGCCAAGGAGGCGCTGAAGGAACGGGCGTTGCAGTCGCTGGATAGCGCAGCCCTGAATGGCGAGATCAACCGCAGCCGCAACAGTACCAGGGCCATGGACGGCTTGCTCGACCGTATGGGCAAGGGCGAGTTTGCCGGCGTGCCGGCGCAGCAGCTTGCCGCCGCCGAGGCACGCATCGGGAATTTCAAGAACGGCCTGATCGTCAAAGCAGAAGCCGCGGAGCGACGCCACTTAGCCGGACTTGAACAGCAAGGCCGTCGCTTGTCCTGGTACGTCGAGAACGGCCAGGATATTCCGCCGCAGGAGATCAATCGCTTTCTGAATGATTCCAAGGGCACTCCCTACGCCGGCATGCTCGAGATGGTTCTTGCCGATCAGAAGGCTGTGTCTGAGCTTGCCAAGCTGCCACCTAACCAGCAGGTTTCCAAGGTGAAGGAACTGCAGGCAAGCTATGGCGCGACGCCGAGCAAGGAACAACTTACCCACCTGTCGAAGCTTCAAGGCTACGTCGACAAGAACATCAAACTGCTGAACGAATCGCCGCTCGACTATGCCGCCAGGCGCGAGGGCGCGGTGGTGACGCCGCTCGACCTGCAGAAGCCGGAAACATGGGCGGAAACCCTCGGACCGCGCGTCGCCATCCTGGCCGAACAGGCAAAGCGCACCGGGGCGGCGCCGAAAGGATTGCTGCCGCAGGAAGCCACCGCCCTGTCGAACGCCCTGCGCCAGGCCCAGCCGGAACAGGCGCGAGGAATGCTTGCTGCGTTGCGCAACGGGTTCGGGGATGAGAAGGTATACCGCGCCACAATGCAGCAGATCGCCCAAGACAACCCGGTGATGGCCAATGCCGGCATCTTCGCTTCGCGCGGGCTGGAGTCTATGAAAGACCGATCGGTTGCCGACCTAATCCTGCGCGGAAATGCCCTGCTGAGGCCGGATGCCAAGACCGACGGCAAGCCGTCAGGTGGAAAACTCTTGCCGATGCCGAAGGACGCCGACATGGGCCGCGCTTTCGCCAGATACGAGAACGACGCCTATGCCGGCAAGGAACAGGCCAGAAATGTGGCTTTCCAGACCGCCAAGGCAATTTATGCCGCCAAGGCCAGCGAGGAAGGCGACTATTCTGGTGAGATCAATTCGACCCGCTGGGCTTCGGCCATGGAACTGGCGACCGGCAAGATCGAG